CCATCAGCCGACACCTGGCACCCATCCATCCACATGCCGAAAGAAGCTGCACGCATCTGGTTAAAGGTTACGGATGTGAGAGTGGAGCGGTTACAGGAGATTGACGAAGATGGAGCGTGGAATGAAGGTTTTAGATTTACAATACCATGCTTAACCAGAATATCAGCAGATGGACATACTTGTGATTTAGATGGTCCGTGTACGAGCCCCATTAAATATTGTGATATGACTATGGGAGAGCTGTTTGGCAGGGAATTATGGAACAGCACCATCAAGAAATCCGACCTTGACCGCTATGGATGGAATGCGAATCCGTGGGTGTGGGTTATCGAGTTTGAGCTGTGTGAAAAACCGAAAGGAGAAAATTAGATGAACGATAGATATTTATTCAAAGCGAAGAGAGTTGACAATGGAAAATGGGTGCAGGGCTATTACTATCAGATATGGGAAAATGGTTATATTCTTTGGGGCATGACTAATGATGTACCTAATATGATTGAGGTAGATGTATCTACCCTCTGCCAATGTACTGGCTTAAAAGATAAAAACGGTAATATGATTTGGGAGAATGATATTTGCGATAGAAAAGAACAATATCCAGAGATTGTAAAATATTGCAATGGGGACTGGACATTGGATTACAGTTATGTAAGCAATAAGAAAAGTGGGGCTAATTACTGTAACTTAGGATTTTATACGGAAGAAAGAAAATGTGTAGAAGTTATCGGCAATATATTTGACAATCCAGAGTTATTAGAAAGTGAGAAATAATATGTCAGGAATAGATTTTATAGTATATGGAATTCTCTCAACGATTGTCCTGATCGGAACAACAGAGTTTGTGATAGGACTGCTATTGATTAGAGAATACGATAAGATTCAGGAAGAAAAGGAACAACAAAATGAACAGAAATGAATGCATAAACTGTAAGTACTACGAAAAATGCGGTAAACCAAGCAGACCGGTAAAGTGCATGGGATATGAACTAAAGGAGGCAGCAGTTGAAGAGCAGAACACTGAGTGGTATGAAACCGATAAAACCCCAAAAATGTAAATTTGATTCTATCGACTGCACACCGACCTGCAAATATTACAAGACATGTGTACACAGCTTGCACAAGCAGGCTGTGTCTCTACATATATAGAGGAAAGGAAAAACCATGAAAAGAAACATAACCGATACAATATGGAAAGATTGGGAACAAACGTGCGAGAAATTGAAAAAGTATGAGACAACTCTTAAACGAGTCGTTCTAACAACGGACAAAAAGCTGCTGTATCAGGCTGAATACAACAGAAAGATAAGAGCGGCACAGAGGCAGCAGTAAACCCATAATATATAGGTAAAAATTCTTTACCGTCCTCGTAATGGGTATTAACAAATGAGGGATTTTTATATTTAAGAGTACACAGTATGAGAAGATACGACAACTACGACTACGAAGAGGCTTTCAAAAAATACATAGATGACACCGAGGAGGAGAGGCTTGAGAAGCTTCTCAAAGAGGGCAAGGTAAACTGCCTGTACAGAACAGCCACCACGAAGTGCACCAACATAAAGTCACAGACCACTCTCCTTGAAGCCCAGATATACCCAAGCTACCCAAGGCTCAGTGACATGCCGAAGACCAAAAAGAGACCATCAAGCAAAGCTCAAAAAAACTTAAACGATAAAAATGCAAGGCGGTATCTTATAAGGCTCGGGAATATCAACTTTGGAAAAGGTGACCTGTGGTGCACGTTCGGGTGGAATGATGACAAGCTTCCGGCAGACGAAGAGAGAGCGAGAAAAGATATCAAGAATTTTATAGCAAAGATAAATTACCGGAGAAAAAGAAAAGGACTGGAAAATATCAAGTACATATACGTGCTCGCATTTGATGGATATGTGAGACCACACTTTCACATTCTCATGACCGGAGACGGCATGGACAGAGACGAGCTGGAATCGCTCTGGAAGAAATGCGACAGACCAAACACACGAAGAATATCACCTGATGATGATTTTCTCATCACAGGTTTAGGAGAATATATATCAAGAAATCCACACGGTACTAAGCGGTGGGTGAGCTCAAGAAACTTAAAGAAGCCACCGGAGCCGACAAAGAGCTATAGCAAGTTCAAGAAGCGCCGTGTTGAGAAGATGGCCAAAGACCACACAGTATTAGAGACAGAACTCATCAAAGAATATCCGGGATACAAGTTCCTGGATGCAGAGGTTAGGTACAATGGTATCAATGCAGCGTTTTATATCTATGCTCGCATGGTTCGGAATTGAGGAGTGACAAATGACGAAGAAAGAATTAACAAGCGTATATTATATCAAAAAAGAAATCAAGATGTGGGAAGAACAACTGGAGCTGATTGAAAGCAAAGCGGAAGGAAAAGCAATGCAGATTACAGGCTTGCCATTCACTCCGGGAACTGGAAGCAGTGACCAGATGGCAGACTTGGCAATTAAGGCTGTGAGTGTAAGAGAGCTGATTGAAGCCAAGAAGAGAAAGCTCAATCAGCAGCAGGACAGAATTATCTCATGGATTATATCAATAGACGACACAGTCGTTCGACAGATTATGTTGTATCGTCATGTCAGGTGCTATTCTTGGAACACAGTGGCACAGAAGATAGGCATTACAGCCGACAGTGCGCGCAAGCAACATGACAGATATCTGCAGCAGTCTCAGAAAGGAAATAAATAAAGTTGTCCGTTTTGTCCGTTTGATGTGTGATATAGTGTAAGCATAAAGGATTGGCAAAAGGGCCGGTCCTTTTTATTTTGGAATAATGACAGATACAGAAGCAAAGAAGTTTTATGACAGTAAGGCATGGCAAACTAAAAGAATAGAGATATTAAAGCGGGATCGCTTTGAGTGTCAGGACTGCAGGGCAAGAATCCAAAAGGCTGTGGCAGAAGGAAAATGGCTGCCGGAGAAAGAAAAGAAGATAGCAAGGGCGGAGCAGGTACATCACATACAGGAACTGAAGGAGCATCCGGAGCTTGCATTGGACAATGACAATCTTATTAGTCTGTGCGTTCGTTGTCACAACATCAGACATGGCAGAGTGCCTCACAAGTTCAAAAGAAAAAAGAAACTTGCGAGCCGGGAGCGTTGGTAATACCCCCCCGGTCAATTTTTGCGAAATTTTCTTGAATGGCGAACGGGCATGTGGGCATGACTCCGGAAAAATTTTGAAATCTCGCGTGAAAAGGGCAAGGGGTACCAATTTCAAAAATTACTTTAAGAAGAATTTTTTTGAAGAACACAAAAATACAGTTATTTTTTTAATGAAAACCGTTAAAAAATATGCAAATTATACACAAAAAACAGACATATTTTGAGAAAAAGGGAGGTGAGCGGATTGACAAAAACGGAAATAAGAGATTCTCTGGTCAAGCAGTTGGAGCTTCGGGGAATGAATGCAGAGTTTTACAAAGATATGATTGACGATTATGTATATTATTGGTCACTGAAAAAGAAGCTGATTAGTGACATCAAGTCCAAAGGGCTCAGATACAAGACTATTAACGGAAACGGAGTTGAAGTCGAGAAAACAAATGATTCTGTTGTCAATCTGCAAAAAACCACAGCAACTATGCTCAAGATTTTAGCTGATCTGAGACTCAAGGATCCGGTACCTGAACCGGAAAAAGCAACAGATGGTTATCTGTAAGGAAATTGATGATTATCTCAAATATGTCAAAGAACATCCGAAGTGGATAAATAAAAAGCGAAAACAGCTTATCAAGAACATTGTAAAGCCATTACTTAAGCGAAATGATATTTTTTTCGATAAAGAGACCTATGAGAATTGTCTCGAATACTGCAAAGTAAATTATTATGAGCTATTTCCATACCAGAAGTTTATATACGCGTTTGTATTCATGTACAAAGACGATATTCCGGTATTCCCAAAGTTTTTCATCAAAGAAGGACGTGGAAATGGAAAGGACGGCTTCATTGTTCCCTTGGTAAATTTTATGCAGACACCTCTGTATGGTGTCAGAAATTATCATGTTGAGATTGTGGCTAACTCAGAAGATCAGGTCAAGGACACTTTCAAGGTTGCCTATGACATGCTACATGAAAATGCAAAGTTCAAAGGAAAATTTTCAGTAACAAAGGAGCTGATTACGAATCTTGCAACAGGCTCTGAAATGAAATATAACACTTCAAATGCCAAAACCAAAGACGGCAAGAAAACCGGATGCCTGGTGCTCAATGAGATTCATGCTTACGAGAATTATGATCAGATAAATGTGTTTGAGTCTTCATTCGGAAAAGTTAAACATTCCAGAGAGTTTATTATTACCACAGATGGCTACGTCAGAGACGGTCCGTTGGATGAGATTTCATCAATGTGCGCTGAAATCCTTGAGACCGGTGAAAATCCACTGGGATATTATCCATTCATCTGCGAAATTGACAGCATGAAAGAGGTTGATATTCCTGATGCATGGCACAAAGCCAACCCATCAATGGAATATATGCCGATTCTGGCCAATCAGATAATGCACGATTATCTTGAAATGAAAAAGATACCGTCAAAGAGACCGGAATTTATTACAAAACGAATGGACAGATCGGCACGAAAGGAAGAGGAAACAGTCACAACATGGCTGAATGTACTGCGTGCATGTTATGAGGGCAGTACGACAGAGGAATTAGAACTGAAAGAGCCAAGAATGACAATCGATACAAAAGGGCAGCCGGCTGTAATTGGAATCGATTATGCTGACATAAGGGACTTTGCATCGGCGGGAGTTTTGACAAAAACTGAATCAGGAGAATATATATGGCGACAGCACACATGGATTTGTGCGG